GAAAGGAAACTGAAATGGCACGTCATGGATATGTGGATGATCTGGAACAACAGGACTTAGCTATGTGGCGTGGCAGGGTAATGAGCGCCATTCGCGGTAAACGCGGGCAGAAGATGCTGATTGAACTTCGATCAGCGCTTGATGCCATGCCACAGAAGCGACTCGTATCTCGCGCTCTCCAACGCAAGGACGGTGACTGTTGCGCCATCGGTGCCGTGTGTGCGTCTCGAAATATCGACTACACAGAACACGAAGATGATGATGAGTATGACCTGCAAGAGTTGAACTCCGAAATAGCCGGGTCTCTCGATGTGGCGGAGTGTCTTGTCCAAGAGATCGAATACGAGAACGACGAAGGCGCGTATGACGAGACTCCAGAACAGCGGTGGACACGAATGCGGGCGTGGTGTGACAAGCACATTGAGGACACCCCCAATGCCAAGTGACCAGCCGCCAGAGTGGGCCGTGAAGAAGGCCGGAGAGATCGCCGCCCGCAAGGCGACAATGGCGATTGGCTCAACACGATCGACAAGCGACGATCGCTCAAGATCGCGGGTGACGAAGCCACCCAACAGCGCGGGGAGGGGGAGTGATGGAGAGTGACATCGACTGGTACGACATTCTAAAGAGATTCACCGCCAACGCTGAGGAACTGTTGACATCAGCAGCAACCGACAAAGAGATGCTGGCCGTCGCACTCTCGTATGCAGGAATGAGCGCCGATGAACTGCGTTCCAAATGCAACACCGATATCGAACTGACGATGGCACTCGCTATGACCGCCGTGGCGTACCTTGGCCGTCGTCGTCAGGAAGCAAGGGAGATGACATGAAGTACTACGCAAAGCCACCACATTTCGATTCGTGGATCGACGCAGCCGTAGCGACGTTTCCGAACACAAACTACTCGCTGCCAGATGACTGCTCATTCGACAACGCGGCCAATAGTGCTAAGCAACAGCTTGATGCGATGCGACAGAAGTTGGCCGCCATCTCCGCCGAGAACGCGAAGCTGCGCGAGCAGTGCGAGGTGCTGGGGAGGGAGTGCGGGGCGGCGAGACTCTTGCTCAACGGGATTCCACAGAGGCGCACGATGCTTCTCAAGCTTCCAATCTTTCAAAAAGCCCGCGCCGCAACCGACGCGCACGCGGCGAGGGAGTGGGTGAAGGTATAACCCATGCAACGCACCGACGACGATCTCAAGACGGTCAAGCTCACGATACCCGCGTGCGAGGAGCGCGGGACGGTGGCACGCCCAACCCCGCTCGTGTTCAACTGGCTCGATGTCGCTGACTACTTGCGGCTCAGGGGCACGCGCGAGCAGGCAAAAGAGGCGGTCAGGTCGATCCGCAAACAAGGACTTCTGTCCGGATTCCGAGCGGGCAACGAAGTCGTCCACACATTCGACGCAGTTCTCCAGTGCATTGAAGCGCTGAAGGAAGGAAAGCCAGCATGACGCGGCTCCGTACTCCGTTGCTCCAAGATTCGGTGCTCGATGAACAGATCAAGCTAGAGACGCGGGCCGTGGATGATGGCATCGCGCGATACAAGCGATTGGCCGAGGAAGCGACACGGCGAGGCGCAGGAGCACAGCTCAAGCCCGCCGAGCGGCTCATCGTGTACTGGATGCCCGATCTCACGCGCGCCATGCGCCGGCTGCAGCGAAGCCACGCCAAGGGAATGCCGGGCCCGTCACGGCACCTTCACGCGCACCTAGTCGGGCTTGTGCACCCACAGCGAATGGCGTACGTGCTGATTCACACCATGCTGAGTATGCTCATGCTCAAGCCCACCGGCGTGAAGCGCACGCATCTTGCCGCGATCATCGGCCGCAACATCATCGCCGAAGTGAACGCCGACACGTTGCGAGAGGAGAAGTCCGAAGAGTGGGACGAGTTCGAGCGCACGCACAAGAAGATGCACCCGGATGATGTCAACGCGCTCGCTCGTGCGGAGTCGGTCGCGCTGTCGGCGTCGAATAAGGAAGTGGTGAGCTTCGGGCTTGAGCTGCTTTGGATCGTGGTCGACCAGTGTGCAATCCCGGTCAAGCGCGGCGATGAGCTTGTGTATCCTGCCGCGTTCAAGGGCGTTACCCGGCGATTCGGCAAGAAGACGCCCACGTTCATCGTTCCGACCAATCACCTGCTCAAGGTGATCGATGATGGGCACGAGATCCGCAAGATGATGCGGCCTCGATATCTGCCCATGCTCGTGCAGCCGTATCGGTGGAACAAGGATCAGCCGGGCGGATACGTTCGCATCCGTACCCCGCTGATCTCGAAGATCAAACCTCACCAGCGCGAAGCGATCAACCACGCGAACATGGACCGGGTGTACGACGGACTCCACGCGGTTTCATCGACGGCATGGCACATCAACCGCCGCATCCTGGAGCTGATCGGCGAAGTGTGGGCAACCGGCGGCAACGATCTTTCGGTCCCGCGCGCCGACGACATGCCGCTCCCCCCACCGCCATCGGGCTTCGATGAGAAGGCGCCGCGCGGCAAGCGATGGAAGAACGTTGCGCCCGAAGCCCGCGAGCAGTGGGTCAAGGAGTACGCCCGCAAACGCAAGCAGAACATCCTCGCGCGGTCCGAGCGCGAGACGTTCATCCGCAAGTTCGACATCGCGACGATGATGCAGGAGCACGAGGCGTTCTATCTGCCGCATCAGATGGACTTCCGCAGCCGATGCTACCCGATCCCGCAACCACTCCATCACCACAACGATGACCTGTGCCGCGGCTTGCTCCAGTTCGCGGTCCCGAAGGACATGGGTGAGCACGGCCGCGAATGGGTCTACATCCACGCCGCCAACAGCTACGGCCTCGACAAGATTCCCTTTGCCAACCGCATCGAGTGGGTGCGTCAGTCCGAAGCCGAGATCAAGAAGTGCGCCGCCGACCCGATGGCCCGCGAGTTCTGGCGGAACGCAAAGCAGCCATGGCAGTTCCTTGCCGCGTGCATGGCGATCGCAGGCGACCCGCGCCGCATCCCGATCCAGCTTGACGGCACCGCCAACGTCCTGCAGCACTACGCCGCCATGACGCGCGACCCGGATCTCGCCGCGGCCGTGAACATGATCGACTGTGAAGAGCCGGCAGACCCGTATCGCAACGGCGCCGCGGCGATGCAAACGCTCGTGACCGCCGACATCATCGCGAACATGATCTTCCAGCGTCGCATCCGGGTGAAGGGCAAAAAGACGCTTCTCAAGTTCAACCCGCAACTCGTGGACGGCCTGATCGATCGTGACATGGCCAAGCCGCCCTGGATGACGACGTTCTATGGCTCCACGCTCTCGGGCATCATCCGGCAGATCAAGACGCGGCTTCTCAAGGTCGGCAAGCACATCGAACCCGCCAGCCTGTTTATCGGTGCCCTGTATCTTGCAGAGGTTGCCCAGCGGTCGATCCGGTCATCGTGCCCATCGGCCCACAACGCAAAGGCGTTCCTGACGGCGTGCGGAGAAGCCTTGGCAGAGCATGGTGTCGCGCCCGCATGGCTCACCAAGATCGGGTTTCCTGTCGTGCAGGGCTATCGGAAGCCCAAGCGGAAGCAGATTCACACCCTTTGGGGCAACGTGCAGCTTGCCGAGCGAACGATGCTTGACCCCATCCGCCGCGGCAAGCACAAGACCTCCATCGCACCGAACTTTGTGCACAGCTTGGACGCCACGCACATGCTGATGACGGCGAGCGCGGCCGTCAGCGCCAACCTCGACTTCGCGGCCGTTCACGATTCATACTGGACCCACGCGGGCAGCGTCCGCACGCTCGGCCAGATCATCCGCACCCAGTTCATCGACTTGCACTCTGGCGATGCCTTGGCCGACTTCGCGGATCAATGCCGCCGGTTGTGTCCCGAGGCAACGATCCCCGATCCGCCCGCACGCGGTTCATTCGACATGAACGAGGTCATGCGAGCGCGATACTTCTTCTGCTAGTCCGGCCCTCTACCCACTTGATGTATTACGACGCACCTGTACCTTTTCTTCAGCGCCCCATCTTCGCGCGGGCGGCTCACGCGGATGATCCGTTGGGCTGGGCGCTCTCCGATCACGCACGTTGCCATCGGCGACCGCTTCGCCGTGCTTGAGCACACCGCCGAATCGACGCGATGGTGGCCGACCGACACGTACGCCCGGGGATATCCCGGCTTGCGATGGATCGTGCGGCTGGCCGTTCCACGCGAAATCAGCCTTGGCGACCTTGACGGGACGCCACCCAAGTGCCATTGGCGCATCGCGCTCTGGATCCTCGGCGGGGGGCTGTTTCCGTGCCGAACCGGGTGCGTCGCGATCTCGGTCCAAACCCTTCGCCGTGCCGGAGTGAACGTCCCCAAGCGCATCACCACCCCGCGGCAACTTCTGGAGTGGTGCCTTGCCAATCGACTCGAAGCCGCGGCTGTTTGAGTTCTCGCCAGATGTCTTGCACGCACTGGCCGCGGAGCTTGATCGGATCGCGCCCGATGTCGTTCTTCGCACCATCGCCGACCTCTCGGCAGACCCGAAAGAGATCGCGTTCAAGCTCGGCCGTGCCAGCATCCGCAGCGACATCGTGGCAGCACTCAGAAAGCAGGAGGCAAATGGGACCACGTAGCAGCCCGCCGCCCCCGTTGCCCGCCCCACCGCCGGCGGACTCGCCAGAACCCACAGCGGAGGAGCTTGCGCGTCTGCGCCGTGCCCGCCGTGACCTGCGCGACTTCCCATCGCTGATCATCGACCCGGCCACCAGCACGCCCACGCCCGCATCACCCCTTGCGATCGTGCCCAATCAATGACACTCGAAGCACAGTTCCTGCAAGAGGATGCGGACCGGGCGGACCGGCTTGAAATGATCCGCAAGTGCGCCGCCCTGTCAAAGCCGTGGCTCGCGCCGCCGCGTGGTCAAAATGCGGGCCAGTCGCTGCCCGAGACGTTCCAATCGCTCGGTGCACGCGGGCAAACAAACCTTGAGGGGCAGACGCTCCAGGCCTTGTTTCCGATCGACACGCCGTGGTACGTGGAGGCTCCCAGGACGGAGTACCGCTACGGCAACGTCGATCCCGACGAACTCAACGAAACCGAGCAGGCGCTGTACATCCGCTCGCTTCTCGGCCAGGCGAAGCTCGAGGCCGCGGGCGATCCCGACGATTCGTGCCACACGCCCGGGTTCCGCACGGCCAAGCGGCAGGCGCTCGCGTTCATCTTCGGTTGCGGCGACACGCTGGAACGGCTCGGCGACAACTACCGCATCACGGTGTTCCGCCAGGAGCGATACACCACCAAGCGCAACACCGATTGCTCTGTGATCCACCACATGACGTGGGAGGACATCGACCCGCTCACGCTCACGGAAGAGCAGTTCGAACGCTCCAAGCTGAAGCGCGAGGAACTTGAGGACAAGCCCAAGCACGAGCGGATGAGGCCGCTCTACACGATCATCGAGTATCAGCCCCGCGGCAGGAACTGGGTGATCCGGCAGGAAGTCAACGGGCGCAAGATCAACGAGTCCCAAGAGCCGGTTTCGCCCTACTTTGCGACGCCATTTGAGCTGATCCCCGGCGAGAACTACGGCCGCGGCTTCATCGAGCTCAATCGCGGCGACCTTCGAAGCTATGACGGCCTGTGCGAGCGATTACTCGACTTTGCGGCCATGGCTTCGAAGATGACGCCGGTGATCGACCCTTCGAGTCAGATCACGCCGGCAGACCTGATGAAGCCGACCGGCACACCCATCGTGGACCACGTTGAAGGTGGCCGACCCAAGAACATCGCCTTCCTGCAGCTTGACAAGTACGCCGACTTCACCGTCGTTGCCAACACCGCCGAACGGCTCCGCAAGGACCTTGGCGCCGCGATGCTGCTTGGCGCCGAGACGGTGCGCGACAGCGAACGCACGACGAAGTTCGAGGTTCAGGCCATCACGATCCGCGACGTGCAGGGCGCGCTCGGCGGCTTCTATGCCCCGATCGCTGACTTCCAGCAGGTGCCGCTCGTGCGCCGCCTCAACTACCAGCTCGAGCGCGACAAGCTTCTCCAGCCCGTAAAGCGAGATCAGACCGAGATTCGAGTGCTGACGGGCCTTGCCGCGCTCGCGTACGAGTCAAAGGCCCAGCGCATCCTCGAAACCGCCGACATCATGGCGAAGTTCGGCGACATGGGCATCAACGAGATCCACATCGGTCGGTTCTTCGAGACGGTGAACCGCTACCGCGGCGTGTACGAGCCGACGATCTTCAAGACTCAAGTCGAAAAGAAGGCGGAAGCGGATGAGGCTCTCAAGCGAGCCGCCGCCGCAGAAGCCGCCGCGAAAGCGATCGAAGTGACGGGAAACGTGCAGCAAGCAGCCTTGACAGCAGGGAACACCAATGCCTGAGACAGCCACACCGACGAGTCAGCCAGCCGCACAGCCCGGGACGCAGCCAGCCACACCAGCAACTCCGCAGGGCGGTCCGCAGCAGCCGGCGTGGATCAACGGCGTTCCCGAGAAGTTCCGCCGCGGCACGATCGAGGAAACGCTGTCGGCCGTGCTGGGTTCGAATGGTGAGCTTGAGAAGAAGCTCGGTGAACGCGGCCAGCAGAAGCCTGACCCCGCAACACCAGCGCAGCCCGCGGAACCCAAGCAGGCGCTGTCGCTGATCTCAACGCCGGACACCAGCACGCGGGGCGTTCAGCGTGTCCTTCAGGCCGCAGGCCTTGACGGCAAAGAGCAGGAGCTCAAAGACCACTGGGAGAAGAACGGCAATCTCTCCGAAGAGCACTACCGCGCGTTCGAGAAGGCGGGCCGTGATCGTGAAGAGGTTGACGACTTCTTTGAGGGCCAGGCTGCACGCTCGCGCGAGGCTCGGTCCGCGAAGGAGAACGCGATCCGCGACGGCGACAAGGCCGCGGGCGGCGCTGATCAGCACAAGGCCCTGCTTGTGTGGGCCAACAAGAACATGCTTGATGAGCTGAAGGAATACGAGGCGATGGTCAAGCTCCGGCCATCGTTCTACCCGAAAGCGATCAAGGCCATCCTCGTCGCCTACAACGAGGCGGTCGGCGCTGGCAAGGCTCAGCCGCTCGTGTCCGGTGAGACTCCCGCGAACGGCAACGTCTCCGACAAAGAGCTTTCCGACCTTCGCCGCCGCTATCGCCAAGGCGATGAAGCGGCCGCGGATCGTCTCGCACAGATCGGCCTTTCCAAGAGGAAGTAACGCATGTTCACGCCCAGCAAGTTTGCGTCCGAGTTTCTTGAGAAGTACAACGCCAACTACCGGCTCAGGCACCGGTCCGCATCGTTCATTGAGAACGAGCAGTCCGGCCGCGTGGTGATCGACAAGAACAAGCCAGGACCGGGCATTGTCTGTGAGATCGTGGACCTGACGACGATGCGGTTCTACGCGAGCGCGGAGGGAGCAACGGAAACCGAGGCGCTCGACAACGCTTGCCGCGCGGCGATCGACGCCCCCAAGCCGCTCACCCCGGCTCAGGCCGCGTCGGCGCGACAGGACGACGAGATCAACAAGCTTCGCGCCGAGAACGACGCGCTGAAGAAGCAGCTTTCAGAGAAGAAGCCGCCGGAACGTTCCGGCGATTCGAAGAAGTAAGGACCCCCGAACGAGCAGCGCTACGGCGCTCGCTACGACGGCACGCTACGCAAGCCCATTGACCACGCGGACAACTCCGACCGGAGCCCGCGTGCTGTGCACTGGACAACTTGACGGGCGCGAGTAGTCACTCACCCGCACCCCCTTCAAAGGACAACAGAAATGGGAGCTACCCGTTTCCTCGACGGAACAGTCGCTGATGACCGCGCACTTGCGCAGGAGGTTTTCAGCGGCGAGTTTGGTGATGCGTGGCGCAACATGGCCGTGCTCTACAAGAGCCCGACGCCCGCGATCCACCGCAAGTCAATGTCAGGCGTCGGCGCCAGGAGCTATCAAATGCTCCTGCGCGCCGCGATGGGACGGCCGGAACTTGAGTACACGCCCGGCGTGAAGCTCTTGGGACAGCCCTTCGGCGCTGATGAAGCGATCAACTACGTGGACAAGTACATCGTCGCGCACGCCAAGATCCCGCGTGACGAAATGAAGGTCGCCCACTTTGATGTGATCCCGGACAACGCCAGGGAGTTTGCCCGCGTCATCGGCCTCGAAGCCGACCGCCGCATCTTCACCAAGTCGTGTCTGGCCGCACGCGCCACCGCTTCCAACAAGACGGTTCAGGGCTCAAGCCTGAACGTCCACAACGGCGGCAACCGCGTGACGCGCACGGGCGGCTCCCTCACGGCCGCCTATCCGTACTCATCCACCGGCGCGGCCAACTTCCGTGCCGACCTGCGCACACTGGCGCTGCAGATGGACCAGGACAAGATTCCGCGCGGCAATCGCCCGATGTACGTCCGCCCGGAAATGATCAACGTTCTTCTGTACGACACCACCGCGCAAGTCTTCTCGCGGGACTATGTCGATGCAGCAACCAACCAGATCCAGAAGCGCATGGTTCGTGAGGTTGAGGGCTTCCAAATCCAGATAGATGACCTTGTCAACCCGACCAGCTCCGGCGGCTCGCTCCCCGACGAGAACATCCTCACGGGCCCAACCCGCTACCAGGCCGACTTCTCGATCGGCGCTTCCAACGGCACGCCCGTTGCCGTCGCGCTCTGCCCCGGCCCGGCCGGTGGCGCTGGCGTCACGGTCGGCACGTGGGACGAGGTTGCCAACGTGATTACCTACATCGAAGACGAAATGTGCTGGTTCATGATGTCCGCGCTCCTGATGGGTGTGGACCAGATGTACCCGTACTGCGTCGGCTCGATCGAAGTCATCACCTAATCCCAACCGCGTCCACTTCCATTCGCACTTCAACCGGTCCATGACCGGGAGTTCAACATGCCTCTGACCACTTTCGATTACGCGGGGCAGAACAACTCCGCGCAGGGCAACTTCACGCCCGCATCCAAGTCCGGATGTTTGCTGAAGTTTGCCGGCAAGGCGACGATCGAGAAGCTGCGCATCGAGTTCAGCGCGATGAGCATCACGATCACCGACGCTCTGGCGTACGCAAGCCAGCTCGTCGGCACGTTCGCCGAGGGCCGCATCGCCATCATCGGCGCTGTGACATCGCTCGCGTTCACGACCACGTCGGCCATCGCGTCCACGCTCAACTCGGGTGTCGCGGTGCAATACGGCTTCGGTTCTGCCGCGGCCTCTGCCACCACGCTGGCGACGACGATGATCAACATCCTGCCGGGCTCTGGCCAGACGGTTCCGACGTTCACATCCTCCACCACGATCAACGTGGCGAGCGCGACCGTGACGGCGGCGTACGTGACCAACGCCCAGAGCCAGCTCGATGGCACGGCAACCGCAATCCCGATCTACCTCAACCTCGCGGTCGCCACGGGCACGGACATCGACGGCGATGCCACCGTGACTGTGACGGGCTTCCTTGAAGTCACGTACTGCAACGTCGGCGACTACTAGTCGTCGACTGATCGATCAGGGCCGGGTCCGGTTCATCGGGCCCGGCGTTCCTCTCGCACTCTTCACGAGAACACACATGCAACAGACCCATCGCGACCGGCTCGCGGCGATCAAGGCAACGGCCGAGATCGAAGTGTCCGGCGTCACAAGCAAGGTGGTCAACGGCGCGGTTGTGCCCGAGGGCAAGCCGTCGTACGCCGTCAAGATCAAGAACGAAGCGGGCGAAGTGGTTGCTTCGGCTTCGTCGGAAAAGAAAGCCGACGCCTACGAGTCGGCGATCGCCAAGGCTGAAAAGAAGCTCGCCAAGGCTGAGAAGTAACACCACCCAACTCGAGCCCCGAAAGGGGCTCGAGTTGATTTCACTTACCGGAGATTGCCATGTTTGAAGCGAAGTTCGTGTGCGGCCAGATCATGGGTGTTGCCAACGGCGTTGAGAAGGGCGAGAACAAGCCCGGGTACCTCGCCACGCTCAAGCCCATCGAGAACGATGATGACAACATCAAGGCCTGGGGCGGCACCGTGCCCAACGGCGGGCTCCAGCTCGGCAACCTGCCACCCGAAATCGCTCAGAACATCACGCTCGGCCAGCAGTACAAGGTCACCATCGAACCAATCTGAAAAGTGTTGCCCCGGGTAACACTTTTGGAGTCCGACCATGCGATCACTCCGCTGGACGATCGTCCTCGCGCTGCTTCTTTCCGGCTGCACGACAAGCGGCGTGGTCAGTGAAACGTTGACCTCGTACTTCCCCAACGGGCAGATGAAGGAGCGTCACACCGTCCGCCGGGCATCGATCGCCAACGTGAGCAAGGATGCGCCGCAGCAACTCGCCGACATGGGCGAATCCGCGTGGGCAATGGTCCCGGATTCGGTCAAAGTGGCTGGCTTGAGCGCGCTGGGCGTTGGGGGCCTTGGGTTTCACACGGTCCGCGTCCGCAAGCACAAAGAGCGTTCGTTCAACAAAGCTCTCTCGTTGCGGCTTGGGCCGCCGGAGGTCAAGCCTTGACGGGTCGAAAGCGTGTCCTCATCCACGATCTCGTGATGCCGGTGATCTCGGCGCTCATCGTGTCGATCATCGTCGGGTTCGTCGGCGTGTACAACGCCAGCATCACGAACGCGGCCGAGAACAAGTCTCGGGATGAGCGCATCGCGGCGCTTGAGCGGTCACGCGAAATCGACAGCGAGAAGATCGACAAGATCCGCGAGGATGTGGCGTACATCCGCGGCAACCTGTTTCGTCGCTAGTCCCAAAGGAACATCCCGATGCTGATCCCCCGCCGAGTGCTCTTGGTCGCGCCGGCGGTGTTGTGTTCGCGCACCGCCTTGGCCCAGCCCGCACTGAACATCCTTGATTTCCAGTGCTTCATCAATCGGTTCGCCGCCGGAGACGTGTACGCGAACTGCGACGGCTCAACCGCTGCGCCTGTCCTGAACGCGCTCGACTTCTCTTGCTACATCCGCGAGTATGCCGCGCGCAATCCGTACGCCGACTGCGACGCACAAGGCTGGACGACGTTCATCGTGGAAAACGTGTACTTCGTCTCATCCTCGACCGGCAGCGACTCGAATCCGGGAACCGAGGCTTTCCCCTTTCGCAGTCTGGCCCGCGGGTATGCGGCGCTTCGTGCGGGGCACGCCGACCAGCTCTCGCTCAAGTGCGGCGACTCGTGGCTGGAAGCCTTCCCGCGCTGGACCAAGGGCAGCAACCAGGCTGCGTACATGGTGGTCACGAGCTACGGCACGGGGCCGCGGCCGCAACTCCGCACGCCCGCGGCAACCAGCGCGTTCGATCTCGCTTCGGGTGTGACCGGGCTCGCCATCGCGCACATCGACTTCGCGCCAAACGTCCGCGGCGGCAGCAACTACGCGGGCATCAACAACGTCGGCGGGCTCAATCACTTCCTTGTCGAAGGGTGCAGCATCACGAGCTACCCGGGCAACATCGTGATCCAGGTCGCGGGCAACGCGCCGATCAGCGACATCAAGATTCGCCGAAACATCATCGCCGACAGCTACGACACCGGCGCCGGGCACTCGCAAGGCATCTTCATGCAGGGTGTGCAGGGCTGGGCGATCGTCGGCAACGTGTTCGATGCGAACGCCGTCAACAAGGCCGACATCTTCTGCCACAACGTCTATATCCAGACCGACTGCTCACCCGGCGAGTTCAGCGACAACATCAGCGCTCGCGCATCCAGTCACGGGGTCCAGCAGCGGCCCGGCGGCACGATGGAGAACAACCTCTTTCTCCGCAACCCGATCAACGCCTACCAGGGCCGCACCACACCGGGTCAGAACCTGTGCCGGTGGAACGTCGCGCTCGACAGCCAGAACATCAACGCGATCGACATCCGCGGCGTCGGGTTCGACATCGGTGCGATCGGCGGGCTGATTTTCTCGCACAACGTGATCGCACACCAGACCGGCAGCAACGGGCCGTACAACATCAGCGCCGTCAGCTTCGCCAACATTCAGGGCGGCGCGACCGTCGAGGGCAACGTCATCCGCGACTGGGGCTATGCCACCGCGGGCCCGCCAATGGCGTGCAACGCGGTCGCCTTCGGTTGGTATCAGGGCGCGACCGGCACCATCGAAGTCTTCCACAACAAGATCATCCAGCGCCGCTACGGGCAGGTCATCGCCCACAGCAACGGCGCGCCGTTCGCGTCCAACTTCAACTACCACGACAACAGCTACTGGACCACCAACGACACGACGCCCGGGTGCTACTCGCCATTCGACTGGGCTCCAGCCAGCGGCGGCTCGGCGTCCGCATGGCGCAGCATCACGGGTGACAACAGCACCTTTGCCGACCCGGGCCCGCTCGACCTCACGCTCCAGGGCGTGACCGGCATGACGCTCGCCGAGTTCATGGCCGAGTGCCGCAAGCAGTCACGGCAGAACTGGCGCGACGAGTTCACGAGCGATTACATCAACGACATCATCCGCAAGCGGGCCGGGGTTCAGCCCAACTAATGCTCCGTCTCCACCACCTATCCGACCCGGGGAATCTCACGAATAACCCGCTGGGCCTGCACGCCTACATCCGCAGCGGCGGGTGGGAAGCGGCGCGGGCGACCAACCCTTGGGGCGCGCGTGACTGCCCGTCGCTGGACGAGACCATCGCGGCCGGGCACGGGTTCATCGACTCGTGGGCGACCGGTCTGTTTGCTGACGGTGAAGCGGCGGTTGCCGGCAACTACCCGAAGCCGTGGGGCGGCAAGGTCACGTGCTGGCCGCGCGGCCCCGGCGCGTTCGCTCGCTTTGATGAGTTCCGACCCGGTGGGCTTGCTGAGTTCATCCGCTCGACCCGCACTCGCACGGACGTGTGCCGGAAGCGCGGCCTTGACGCGGGCATCTACATCGGGTGCCCGCCAGCGAGTTCCATCACGAGCGCCACCAGCTACTACACGCGGACAAAGACGCTCAAGGCGTGGGGCAAGCCGATCATCGATGCCGGTTACACACGGGTTCAACTCGATGCCGCGGCTGCAACGTCACAGATCAACGAAGTCGGCAAGAAGGAACGCAACGCTGCGATGTGGTTCGCGGAGTACTTGCTCGAGCAGGGCATCGCGGTAGACATCGAAACGTTCGAGCGCGTGACGCCCGCGCTCTTTGACTGGTTCAACGGTCGCTTCGGCATCATTGCCAGCTCGCACGACTGGGAGAAGCGGTCGGGTGCTGGCTGGTTCAACGCCTCGTGCGTCGGCACCAACACGCGGCGGTTCGTGTGGATCCCCGGCAGCGTCCCCGTTCAGGACCGCATCAGCATCGTCAATGCCGCCATCGACACCACTCCCGTCGTGGAGTTTGGCCAGTTGCCCGAATCGTTCTGGAAAGCTGCGTAAGGAGACATCATGCCACCCACCGCCACTAAGAACCTCAGCATGACCAGCGACAGCTCGCCAGTCGCTCCGATGAGTGTCGTCTGCGATTGGAACTCGATCATCACCGATCCGAGCGCGGCTGACGGTTCGTACCCCATCACCGATCTCACGTCCATCAGCGCCGCGACCCGGTTCATCATGAAGCGACCGGGGCAGGCGGGCACAACCTTCCGCGCCAGGCTCCGCTACCCGTCCGGTCTGACGCTCACACAGAACCCCCGCGGCCAACTCTTCGGGCGTGTCGGCGACTCGGGCGAGTGGGAACTTCTCAAGACGCTCTCTGGCAGCGACTACGCCGAGTTTGCGTCGGCAGCCAGCGATCCTGTGGTCGCCACCGGCTACAAGGCGACGTACTGCGACCCGCTCGCGCACGCATGGGACACCAACGGCAACGACCAGTTCATGTTCGGCATCACTCAGGCGCTGACGGGCAGCGGCGGAACCGCGTCCGCAGCATCCATTCAAGCAAAGGTGATTTGACGCATGAGCCTGTACGCAACCCTGGCTGGTGAACCGCCCGCTCTCTACACGCTGGCGTTCCTCGATTGGTGCGACCGCTTGACCGCGGCGCTGCTTGCGCGCTGCCCGATCACGCGCACCACGCGCAAGTACATCGCCTACAACGCGGCGGGAACGAGCGCGGGCGGCGGCGGCGCTGGAACCACCGGGAGCCCTTGGCTCTGTGCAACACCGGCCCACATCAACACGCTCATCGCCAACAACGCGGGCTCGGGAGACATCCGGTTCAGTCTTCGCCGCGGCGACACGTTCTACGCGACCAACGGCGGCACCGGAATCAGCATCAACGTTGCCAACGTCACGCTGGACGACTGGGCGGACGGCAGCGCCGGTCACACGTCCGCCGATGCGGTCCCGGTTATTTCCGGGTTCAAGGCGGCGTACAGCGGCGGTTGGACCCAGCACGCGACACAGACGAACCTTTACTACCGCACCGAAACCGACACCGTTCGATGGGTGCGCGAGGATGATGAGCCCGAACACGCGATGCGGCAGATGACCACCGCATCATCGCTCGCGACGCTCAACGGCTCATCACTCGCTGGCACCTTTGTTCACGACACGGCCAATGTGTACGGCCTGGGCGCAAATACGCTCGTGATCCACCCGAAGCGCTCAGGCGGTTCAGCCCCGACATCGACCACGCAATCGTGCGTCGGCTCTGGCGACGGAATCGAGATCAACGGAAACGGGTCGCGGCTCAACAACCTGCGCTCAGACGGCTGGGGCATGACCGCAATCGGATCGCAGGACTACTGCATCAACGCGACCCCGACAGGCACCAATGCCGTCGCGATCACCAACAGCACCGGTTTCTACTCGTCCGGGCACGTGATGGGGCACTACTCGACTTCGGGCGGCGTGTCGCTCTGGATCAACAACCGGATGGGCCTGCCCATGTACAACGGGGCGGGATCATCGAGCGTGTTCAACTTCTACGCGGATTCGGGCGGCGCCGAAGTGGTCGCACAGGGCAATCAGATCGTCGCGGGCGGACTCAAGAATGCCACGTACAACGATCGGTGCCACGGACAAGGCGTGTACGCGCACACGAACACGAGCGTGAACGCGCTGATTCTTGTGAAGGACACGACGTACCCGTCAGCCCTGTCGGCGTTCGGGCTCATCGAGGCGTCCGGTGGCGGCCAGACGGCCACCATGTCCAGCCGCGACGACATCAGCTCGATCCGCACCTACTTCATCAACGACTTTGCGCCGTTCATCGGAACCGTCAGCCCGGGCCTTAACATGGTGCCGCTGCTTTCCGACTGTGCCCGCATCAACTGCACTTACTTCGCGTTCGTCAATACCGCGTTCGGCGGCGAGGCCTTCGTCGGCTCAGCCACGCTCAACGGAATCGCGATCAACACCAAGTTCTACTTCGACTTTGCAACGCAGGCCCCGCTCCCGGTCGAGGCCCAGTGCGCGATCTACAACACCGCGGGCGCAACCGGGGCACACTTTCTCAACAGCGCCATTTACCTTCGCGGCGCTCCCGGCATGGATGTCGGACTCTCGATCTGGTCCAACTCGCCGCGGGCGTTCACCAACAGCGTGTTCGTCAACTGCATCCTTGCGGCCGAAGGCACCGCCGGGGGCAACGGCAACACGATTCACGGTGCCGCCAACGCCACGCCCACGACCAGCACCGGCGGGTACAGCGGATGCGTGTTCTCCGGGTTCCGCGCGGCCGATGCGGGAGCCGTGGTCGGCTATGACGGCTCGCAGCGGCCAATCACACTCGGCAACTTAGGTGAGGCGTTCGGGGCACCGCAGCTCAGCAACGATGCCGCGCTGTTGCTGGCGACCGGAGTTCACCCACGCGGATGGAATCTTGAGTACGACGCGCGCGGGTTCGCTCGCATACCGGGCAAAACCACGGTCGGCCCCATCGAACTCGTGTCCGCATCCATGAACTCGAGTTGGTCGTATACCGGCCGCTCGTGGTTCTCGCGCATGCGCAACAGGTGGTTCCGCCGATGACCAAACTCGAAGGCGTCAACCTCATCCTGCAATCGGTCGGGCAACGGCCGTTCACGGCGCTCCAGACAGGCAGCGCTTCACTGGCGGGCGATGCCGAGCGATACCTCGACACATTCAACCGCGAGGTGCAGATGCAGGGCTGGGCGTGCAACCGGCGAACGCAGGAGATCACCACCAGCCTGGTTGTGGCCGACTACAAGTACGCGGCCCCGACCGGCACGCTCGCCATCGACCCGACCGACAAGTCCAAGAAGTGGGTGCTCCTCAACGGCTACCTGTTCGACACCGAAGAGAACACCGACGTGTTCGCGCAGAACGAGACGGTCGAGGTGGACCTTCTCGTGTTAATCGACTTCGACAAACTCCCGCCCACGCTCGCCGAAGCGATCGCACGGGCCGCGGCGTTCGACTTCCTTGTCAACATCATCAAGCAGTTCAGCGGCACAATGTACGCGAATGTACGCGACCGCGCCGCAGCGTCGATGGCACGCGCCAAGAACTCCGACATCGACCAGACCGACGTGAACGTGCTCGATGAGCCCGGCATCCGCGACATCAAGGGCGACCGCAACTCGAATCGATGGAGGTAGCACATGGCAGTTCTCGGTATGACCAAGATCGACGCGGTCAATCAATGCCTGGCCGCGATCGGCGAAGGATGGTGCACCGCGCTCGAAACGGGCGGCACAAGCGATGTCGCCGAGGCCGAGCGCTACGTCGATATGGTCACGCGGCAGGAGTGCACCAAGTTCTGGCCGTGCAACACCACGATGGGCAAGGTCTACACGCCCGCGGGCAGCCCCACCATCGTCACGCTCGGAACCGATGTCCTGAACATCCGCCACGTCCGCAAGCAGGATGAAAATCGATTCTCGGTCAAGGGCGACAAGGTGTGGGACCAACGCTCAGGCTCAACCACGATCAGCGACGCCACAATCCTTCTCGACATCGCGGTCCTGCTTTCCTACGAGGATTGCTCGCCCGACCTCAAGGAAACCATCGCCGCCAAGGCCGCGCTTCTCTTCCAGCGTCGCAAGCAGGGCAACCCGATCCGCGACAGCCAGCTCACGCAGGAGGGGGCTCTCACGGATATCAACGTGTCGCGCACCGACGCCAAGGCCGGCATGCTCGGCAACGACCGCCCGATTCTGCCCGTTCCGCAGCAACAGCAATGAGCCGAGGCAACAACGCGGGCGCCGAGGGCCGATGGGGAGCGGGCGGCGTAGACGGCATCCCGATCCCGGCGCTGTACGGCGGCGTCTCACGGCAACCGGCGCACATCCGCCACGCGCACCAAGTGCAGGAAGCGCTCAACGCCGACTTCTCGATTGTGAACGGAGCGACCAAGCGCCCGCCGACATGGCTGATCCGCGAAGTCTGCCAGCCGCCCACCATCCCGACGAGTTCGCTCCGGCTCCACGCCATCGACCGCGACGGGTCGGAGCAGTATCTCGTGATCTACGGCGACGGCGTGCTCCGCATCTTCCCGGCCGAGAGCGGCGATGAGGCGACCGTCACGATCACCGCGGACGCGGCGGCGTACCTGCTTGGCGCTGCCGCCAGCGAACTGCGCATGCGGTCGATCACCGACTTCACGCTCATCATCAACACCGAAATGCAGGTCGCCACCACATCGACCGGCAACTACACGGTCTCGGCCCAGTACCGCGACTACGAGGTGATGCTCAGCCATTCACAGCTCTCGCCCACGGGCACGCCCGCAACCTTTGAGGGCATCTACGTTCAGACGTTGGTTGACTACCCCGGCCAGCCCAAGGGCTATTACCACTACTCGACCGGCGACAGCAACCGCTACGCGACGATCCGCTTCAACACGCTCACGGGCATCGTCGCCAACCCCAACTTCTGGCGCTCGCAGGGCGCGCCGGTTGGCTTCACGATCGCCATGCGGCGCATGTACCTTCCGCTCACCGGCGTCGCGCTCAACAACGGCGCCCTGACGCTCACCAAGACCGGCGGCTTCACCAACTACGCCCACCAGCCCGGCGACCAGATCCTTCTGACGGCGGGCACCGGGATCACGGCCGGGTGGTACACGGTCAACAGCAAGAACAGCAACAACCAGATCACGCTCGCCACCGATCCCGGCGGCACAAACCCGGCCGACGTGACGACCGATTCGGTCGGCCGCAAGTTCACCGTGGTCAAGGACCTGAACGGCTCCGGCGCCCGCGCCATCGTGGACATGAACGATGTCGCGCTCTCGATTCAGGACGAGTTGCAGGCGCAGGGTGCCCAGGATGCGCTCGTGTCGTGGGACTCCATCGGATCAGACTCGGGTTTCTTCACGATCACCTGCACCTACCGAGGATTTGACGCTTTCGTGTTCGGTCCGGGAAGCCCACCCACCGTGTGGCCAAGCCCGGGCGGAGCACTCGACCTATCCGCCGCGATCTTCCAGAGTCAGACCCCGCTGGGCCTTGGCACCGGTTGGTACACCACGGCGGGAGTTGGGCCCGACCGCGCAGTCACGATGACGCCCGATTCGCGCTGGACCCGCGTGCCCGCTCCGGGCCAGGCCGGCGGCACGATCGTCGCCACCACCATGCCGATCAAGCTCGTGCGATCCTCCTTGGGACCGCCCGCGACGTTCACCATCGACACCATCGACTGGGATGAGCGCACGAGCGGCGATGACGAATCCAATCCGGCCGCGGCCATCTTCAAGAACCCATCCAGGGTCCGCGATGCCGTCTTCTTCCGTGAGCGGCTCGGCCTGTGCGGCGACTGGTTCATCTCGTTCACGCAGAGCAACGACATCTTCAACCTCTGGATCGAGGATGCGGACAACGTTGTGGAGTCCGACCCGATCAACATCACCCTGTCGTCCGATCAGGTCACGATCGCCGACTTCATGACGCCGTTCCGCAACTCGATCTCGGTCACCACGCTGGCCGGACGACAGTTCGACGTGGCGGGCGCGGACACGTTCACCACGACCACGGTCAACGTGCAGGCGTCCACATCGCTCACGCTCCAGCCCTTGCGCCCGGTCACGATGGGCACGTTCCTCTACATGGTCGGGTTGTCCGAGTGCACAGGCCAGCTTTACGAGTACACCTACAGCGGCGAAGTGGTCGCTTCCGATGCCGCGGATGTCTCGGCCCACGTGCCCGCGTACATCGACAACGAGGCACGCTCGATCGTGTGCAGTAGCAACGCCCGCAAGGTGCTGATCCTCTCATCCGATGGCCGCACGGTCCACGTCTATACAACCTACTGGGATGGCGCGGAGAAGAAACAATCGGCGTGGACCGCGTACCAGTTCGATTACACATACAACATCCTCGACCTGGCGGTCATCGGCACACGCTGCTACATGCTCGTGCAGCGGACGATCGACACCGTGGTCCGCTACACCATCGAGCGGTTCAACCTTGTGCCCGAAGAGCCCGGCTGCGACATCCCGACTGTCACCGCGTGCGCATCGGGTTCTGGCAGTGGTTCCGGTTCAGGAAGTGGATCAGGCAGCGGATCGGGCGGAGGATCCGGTAGCGGCTCTGGCTCAGGCAGTGGATCGGGCTCGGGAAGCGGCAGTGGCTCAGGAAGCGGGTCCGGGAGCGGATCGGGAGGCCCCACGGGCTATCCCAACACACCGGCCAGCGTGTGCAGTTCATCGTGCTCGGCCACCGCCACCAACTGCCTGCAAGTGGGCGGCGACTGCATCACCCAGTGCCCGCCGATCTCCATTGGAACGCCGGTCGGCTTTGTCTGTGGCTGCTACCTCATCACCTACGGCACATGCCGGCGCGGCGGGGCAACCTCTCCCGTGCAGCGTTTCTATTGCTGCTACACCAATGGCGGCGTTGAGTATCAGTGGGGCGCTTCGCTCGCATGGGGCGCGAGTCCCGGCCAGGCGTTCTGCGATGCCACCGTTTCCGGTTCCACCTTTGAGGCATGCGTTCCGTGAACAAGGCCGAACTCGAGACGGCCCGGATGCTCGCGTGCCCATCCCGACGCAACGGTGGATGCGGCGAAATCGATGTCGCGCTCGGCTTCACGTGCTCGCTGCCCCTTCCCATGTGCGATCGGTGCTTTGCGGCCGGCGGACGCGAACAGGGCGGGAGCGTGCGCAGCGAGTTCATCGGGCTCACTGTTGAGGGAATCGCATCCCAGCCAGCCAGAGCGCCGGCCGGTCCCCTCTCTCTTGTCATCCGTCACCACGTCCCGCCCGATCGTGCCCGCGAAGTCCTGCGCCTGTGCGCACCGCGACTCGGGAAGGCGCTCGCTATCGACTGTGCGCATCACCTTGGCATGCGCGAGGAGATACAGCACCTCTTTGGCGGCATGAGCGACGAGGAGCAGATCAGCGCGCTCGACCCCGGTCTCCGCGCATCGGCTGAAAACTTCGGGGAGGCAGAAGAATGGTCACTCGCGCAGAAGTTCGCATCGCTGGCCGAAGCGCTGGCATCGGGCCGGGGTTGCGACCGGGCCACCGTGAACCAGCGGCACATCAGTTGCCATGGCACGGATCTCGAAGGCAACCAAGTCGGAGCGCCGTGCCCAAGCCGTCGCGAGAGCCAATCCGAACCGGGCGCCTTCTACTGCGCCGACTGCGGGTGCGGCGAGCGCCAGGTCGCACGGCTCAGGGCCGATGCCAAGTTCGCGTTTGTCAAGCTCCGGTGCCCGCGTCGCCGCAAGGGATTCAGTAACCAAATCACATGACCATCATCGATTCCCGCGCGGGCGGAATGGGCGATCTCATCGTCGCGTTCTACATCGCCGAAGGGCTCAAGGCCGCGGGCAGACCGTGCTCGTTTACGCTCCAGATGCGGCATGGCGCGCACGACTCGCTTGTGCAAATGTTCGGGCAGACGGGCACCACCGATCCCGGCTTCGATCTTCATTCCGGGCCCGGGTGCACCGGTTGGGAACTCACCGTCAAGGGTGAACCGATCTACCACAAGCCCCGCGCCATCCTGTGGCAGAAACGACTCGGCATCGATCCGTTGGTCGAGCCCGCACGCCCCAGCGCCAACATCCCGCTCCCCGCGATGGACTGGGCGGCAGCGCACAAGCGAAGCCTCAAAGGCAAGAAGCTGATCCTGTGCTTCCCGTTCTGCGCATGGCCCAACCGCGACTGGCCGCTCCACAAGTGGTCGCGGCTCGTAGCAGCGCTCGGAGGACACGGGCACGAGGCGCTCAGCACCCACACATGGAACGACCCGCGTCTTCTCAAGCTCGGCCGCTACTTCTACGGCTATGGCGTTGACCACATCGCGGCGCTGTGCCACCACGCGGACCTGATCATCGGCAACGCATCCGGCGGCGCGATGCTGGCCGGGGCGCTCCAGCGAAAGACCATCGCGATATGCGGGTCCGATGACCCGGTCGCCAGCTTCGGACACGAGCCATTTGTTCAGTGCATCCGCTCGGAAGTCCCATCCTGCAGCTCGTGCCGGTTCGACGCGGCCCGCGGGTATCACAACTACTGCGATGACGGGTGCGATGCGCTCGCCTGTATCTCGTGGGAGCACGTTCTCAAGACCGCACTGGAGGCCCTGTGATCGAGGACACGATTCATCCGCACGTCCCGAGCGAACGCGCTCACCTGTTCAGCGCCAACGACTCGCAGGGCACCGAGGATGAGTACCTGCACCTGCTTGAGGCGCTCGTTGGCGTCGAAAAGCCAACGCTGATCCTCGAAACCGGCACATACAAGGCGCAGGGCACGCTCGCTCTGGCCCGTTCGTGTCAGGCCAACGGTCAGGGCCGCGTGATCACCATCGAGCAGGCGACCGAGCGAGCCGTCGCGGCCGAGCAATACATCCACGCGGCAGGCCTGTCGGCGTACGTCAAGGTCATCCAGCACCCGAGCGTGTCCTACCTTGCCAACCGCGACCCGCTCGAGCAGTTTGATCTCCTGTTCTTTGACAGTGACCTACTGATCCGCATCGATGAGTTCATGGCGTGCTTCAACCGCGGCACGATCTCACGCGGGGCCCTTGTCATCTTCCACGACACCAGCCGCGTGCGCACCACCCGCAACGGCGACAAAGACCCGCGCGCCGCGGCGTTCTGGAGCGCGTTCGAACGGTGCGTGCGTCCGCACGCGGCCCAGGTCATCGAGTTCCCGCTCTCCCGCGGCATGACACTCGTGAGGATGCCATGACCTATCCGTACAACCCGATGCTCGACTCGCGGGTGCAACTCACCGGCTCCTACAACTTCGGAACCGGGCTCACCACGTGGACGCTGCCCTACGCCGACAGCACCATCAACGCCGTGGTGGTCGGGTACGGCGGAAACGCGGGCACCGTCCTGACACCGACTGTTTCAGGCACCAGCGTCACGGTGGCTGGCAACTACTCGCTTGGCCCGTGCGTGCTCGGCCGCATCTACACCAAGCTGATCGAGCTTACCCGCCCCTTCAAGCGTGACGGCAGCGGCATCGCGCAGGTGTCCGAAAAGGTCCGCATCGATTCCATCCGCCTTGCGCACGTGCAGTCGATGGCGTACACAATCAAGGCCAGCAGCCCGGCCCGCCCGACACGATCCAAGTCGTTCGCCGTTTCCGGCCTCTCGCCCGACACCGCCGGGGGCCTGACCGCGGGGTTCGGCGGCGATGCCGCCACCGTCCGTCACTTCATCGAAAACTCGACCGCCATGCCCTCGTGCATCACGGGCGGGCAGTTCGCCATTGAGTCCGCGCCCGACCGCGCACGCAACGAGTAAGGAGGCATTGTGGGCACCGAAGCCGCATGGGTTCCGCTTGTGATCACCGCAGCCACCGCGGCGGGCACGGGCTACGTGACCTACGAGCAGGCCCGCCAGCAGAACGCGGCCGTCAAGCGGTCCAAGGCGTCGGCCCGGAACGCGGCCATCGTACAGGCCCGGCAACTCACCCAGGCCGCGGCGATCGAGCGGCAGAAGCGGATTGACGAGTCGGAGCGCATCCGCGGCCGTCTCCGCGTCGCATCCGCCGCGGCCGATGTCGGGCTTGGCGCTTACGACGCGCTCGACCAGCAAGCCACCGTGGACGCGTTTGAGAACATCCAGATCGTTGACCAGAACCTCTCCACACAGACCGCGCGCGTCGAAAGCGGGCTCGCCGCTGACCTCACAGCGCTCAGCAACCGCACCCAGAACTCTGTCCTCGCCGCGTTCATGGGCGGCATGCAGGGCGCGAGCACGGGCCTGTCCATCGTCAGCGCCGCTCAGCAGGTCGGACGAGTTCGGACGAAAGAAGGAGCCACAGCGTGAGCGCGTACCCCACCCCCGGCCTTCCGATCCCGGGCTTCAACCGCCACGCCGCGATCCCGGGCGCGCCGCTCACGGGCCTTCGCGGTTCCCTGGAAGCCCCCGGCTTGGTCGCGTCTCCGGTCGATGAGCGGGCCCAGCGCGGCCTTGGCGAACTCCGGCAGGCGCTCGGCTTGGTCGGCGCGGTCGCTGGCGACATCGGCCAGACCGCCCGGTCCATCGCCATCGCCCAGCGCGAGCGCGATGCCGAAGCCAAGGCGCTCGACCAAGGCCACGCGGCGCAGGCAGCGCGGACCGCGCTCCCGCAGATTCAGGCCGACATCGCCGCAGGAAAGTTCACGATTCCACAGGGCCAGTCGATCGAGGCGTTCGTCAACGAGCACTTCATCGACCCCGGCACCGATGGGATGAGCGATGCGTTCCACGAGGAATACGCGCGCATCGCGACACCCACGCTTGTGCGCGAGTTTGTCGCCAAGCAGGTCGAGATCAAGGACAAGGCCCGGCAGGAGAACATCCAGCTTCTGTCTGAACGCGCCACCGCGGCGACGCTCCCGGCAACGATCAGGGAATCCGTCGAAGAGGCTCGCCGCCTCTACCCGGAAATGACGGACACCGACCTGATGGCATCCATCGTCATGCCTGCGGCCAAGAGCGCGGCATCATCAGGGAACGGGGCGCAACTGGAAGCGGCCAAGGCAGTGCTCGGAGACCGGTTCCCCGCCGAAGTCGCCCGGCTCAACGCCGTGTACACCGACGCCCGCGCGCATCAGGAGGCGCGCCGCAACGACGACTTCACCAACACCATCGCCGACCTGTACGTCAAGGGCCAGCCGTTCGACCAGATCCGCCAATCAATCCGCGCCTATGACGGCAAGATCGATGCGAAGCTGATCGATGAGCAGCTCCAGCGGGTGAACCAGCGGGAACGCGAGAGCCTCAGCAACTCGGCCACGCTTTCGCTCAAGGCCGCGCTTGGTGCGGCACGCTCGCAGATGTCATCACGCATGAAGGCCGCGATCCTTGACGGGCACGCGTTCGCCGTCCAGGACCAGCAGATCGAAGGCCCCGATGGTCAGCTCCACAAGATCGATGCGGACGGCGTTCGAATGGCCGCGTTCCAGGATGAGTTTGCACGCATCGCAAAGACCGCGCCGGACCCGGAAACGGCGTTCGCGGCCCAGGCTGAACTCGCTTCCCGGAATGGTTACTCGCCGCCGGTGTGGGCTTCCACGCTCAGCGCCGGTTTCGTGGCCTCCACAGAGCAGTCGCTCGTCAAGGACCCAAACGCTGCAATGCCCGCCGCGGCCGCGGAAGGGTTCGGGATCTACAAGCGGCTCAAGGCCCAGGCCCCAGGCTTGCTCGAGTCGATGCTTCCCGATGCCAAGGCCCGCGACTTCTATGAAACCGCCTACGCGCTCCAGCAGCTCACACAGGTCGGAGGCGATGATCAACGGGCGCTCCTGACGGCGCGGCTTGCCATGTCGAGCCCGATCGCGCTGGCGAGCATCAACCCGCGCGACCTTGCGAACGCGGCCGATGACATCGTCGGGCGGTTTTGGGGCGACGACAAGAACAAGACCGAGATCGCGGGTGTGCTGCAATCGCGTGCAATGCCGCTCATCAAGCTTGGCATCCCGCCCAAGGAAGCGCTCTCGCTTGTGGCCGACCAGGTCCGTAAGTCCGCGGTCAGCTTGAACGGCTACAGTCAGGTCATGACGGGTGTGCCGGACGCGATCAAGCGGGAACTCCCGTCGATCAGCAAGTCCATCGCCAAGGCATGGTCCGAAAAGTACGGCGCGGCGTGGTCGATGGACGCTTCCGATCTGACGCTCCGCTGGGGTTACACGACCAAATACTTATTCCTGTGCGATGCCCGCACCGGCATACCGGTCGATGGCAGCGCCAAGAAAACCGCGTTCTCGCTGGCCGACCTTTTGCATTTCCGCGATGCCCAGCTTTCCGCCGACCAGGCCGCAAAGGACGCGGCGACCATCAAGCGGCAAAGCGAGAAAATGGACGCGATCAACAGCGGGTACGGCTTCAAAGCAATCAGCGATGAAGAGGCCCAACGGATGCAGGATGCGGCGACCTTGCAGGAAGAACAGGGCCGCGGCCTGTCCGGATCATCGAGGGGTGACTATTGAGCACGCTCGCCACGCCGACGCTTCCGATCGCGACAAGCGATGCCGACACCATCGAAGACCGCAAGCGGCAAGCGGCATGGGATGCGGAGAACCGGGCCACTCTGGTGGGTGGCCTGTACACCGCGTTCCTCGAAACTTCGCCCGCGGTCGCCGTTCGCACGCTCGCCGCGCCTTCGTTTGAACCCGACCCGTCGTGGCGGCTCGATCAGAAGCGTTTGGATGAGCTTTCGGACGGCATTGATCCCGATCTCCGCGAACTCTTCGGCCGCGCTGTGAGTGAGGAACACGCCCGCTTCCTGCAGGCTCAGGCGATGGTCACGATGGAGCGCCGCAAGGTGCTCGGCTCACTCGGCTGGGCCGGCACGGGGCTCCGCATCGGCGCTGGAGTGATGGACCCCGGGATGCTCGCCATCGGCACGCTCTCGGGTGGCGCGAGCTACGCCATGCTCGGCGCAAGGGCCACACGCATCGGCCGCATGGTCCAGCACGGCCTTGTCGCGGCGATCCCGATGGCGGGCATCGAAGCCATGCGGATGGATGAGGAACCGTCGCTCGGGCCGCTCGATGTCGTGGCCGCATCACTCTCGGGCTTTGGCATGGCCGCGGGCGGGGAACTTGCCGCGGGCGCTTCACGAGGCGTCCGGGCAGCCGCGGTCGGCGCAGGCGCCGCGATCCCGCAAGTCTCGGTTGACACGCTCAACGCGGCGATCGGCGGGGAGAAAACCACCAGCGACATCGTCATGGCGGGCATCCAGCAGCTTGTGTTTGGCTCCTTGACCGGCGCGATCACGCCCGCCCGTCGCCCGCTTGAGAACATGCTCCGCGATGCCGAGTACGCGGATGTGGTCGCCAGCGGCGCAGCGCTCACCGACAAGGGCAAGGCGTACTTCAAGGACCAGATCAACCCCGAGGCGCGGCAGGAAGCGGTTGCCCGACCGGTAGCCGATGAGCTTGCGAGCGCACACGCCGACCTTGAGAGCCTGTACACCACGAGCGAAGTCAAGGGAACCGAGCCGCCGCCATCATCTGTCGTTGAGCCGCCTAAGAACTCGGCAGAACCGACCACCTGGGCCGAGTTGCTGCAACTCCCACCGAAGGAACTTTCCGACCTTGCCCAACGGCAGAAATTGGAAGATAACGCCATCGCGTCGCAGATCATCGGACGCAAGTATCGCGGCAAGGCGCAGGACATTGCGGACCTTGAAGCAAAGGCAACGCCTGAGCAGTATCAGCGCCTCTTTCAAACCCTGCGCGGAGAGGCGATCGAAGGTGTTGCACGCGCGGGCGCTGAGGCTGAATCTCTCACGCCGGAGGATGCTTCGTTCCAACTGTCTTTCTTACTCTCTAAGTTGCCCGACAAGCCGCTTACGTTCGATGAAATGTTGCCGAGCCAGCGTGAAGCGGTCTACGCGATGCGATGGCTTACCCGTTCTGCCGCGGATCGGGGAATGGATACCAAGGCAATCAGCGAATCGGCTGTGAAGCAGGCCGCACAGCGGTTCCGCGACCCCGAAGATGCGGCGGTGGTGCTCGGTCGGTATCTCTCGCCGGAGAATACTCAGAAGCCAGCCCAATCGGGCAAGGCACTGCAACCCGCTACGCCAAATGTAGCGGCGAAGCCCACCGGCCCATCCCCGATCGAACAGTACACCGCGGACATCGTCGGTGAACCGAAGATCGCGATGGGTGCCGCGGCCGGCGCTTCACTGACTCCCCCACCGCCGCGCGGAAAGATCAAGGCGGGCGACCTCGACCTGTCCGGCGTCAACGATGCACCGCAGAAGTGGGCACGCGGCTCACCCACGATGGGCGATGCGGTCAGCCGGAGCGAAGTGCCTTCCATCCGCAAGATCAGTAACGCCCTCAGCCCAGACCCGCTCCTGAAGTCGGACGGCTCGCCATCGGTGTTCACCGCCCCCGAGTGGTCCGACGCCAAGTACAACGCCCACATCAACGCGCTTGAACGGCGGATGGATGAGCTGTACGGCGACCACATCCGGGCCCGTCGCCAGACCTCGATGGAGCCGATGACGCGGGACGAGTGGCACGCGGAAGTCACCAAGGCCCAGCGGCGCGGCAGGATACACCAAGACCCGTCGATCGAGCAGGCGTCACAGTGGATCTCCGAACGAACCGCCGAGCTTCTGGAGCTTGCCCAGCGTCACAACGTCAAAGGTGCGGCCGCCATCGATCCGGCCGAGCCGTACGTGCCGCGCGTCGGCGTTCGCACCAAGATAGATGCGGCGAAGAACACCTTTGGCGAGAAGAACCTCCTGATCACGATCGCCAACGCGATCGAGAAGGGCACGCCAGGCATCAGCCGGAACGCGGCTGAAAAGCTCGCGATCGTGTGGGAGGGGGTCATCGGCAAAGTCCACAACGGCAGCGACATCGTCCGCGGCCGCATCCTCGACTTCGACCAGCGTGAGACGCTCATCGAGCAGCTCAAGAAGCAGGGCCTCTCCCAGCAGCAGATGGATGACATCCTGTGGGAAGTTTCGGGCAAGCAGAACCAGGATGCCAACTTAGTCCCGCGCGTGAAGCGCCGCATCGCGATGGATGAAACCCACTCCGAGCAGCTCATCGCTCTCGACGGCTCCGGCATCCGGCGATTGGCGATTGAGGACCTTCTTGAGAACGACGCGATGGTCCTGCAGCGCACCTACGCCAAGCAGATGATCGGCGCGTCGGCAATGGGCGAAGTCTTCCGCATCGCCAGCAAACAGGGCAAGGCCCCGATCGAGTCCATCGACCAGCTCATCCAGTCGCTCGAGCGCGACGCCCTCGATCTCGGCCTGACGACTCCGGACGGCACGCTCACTCCCAAGCCAGCCGCGGACCTCAAGAAGATCGAAACGATGGCCCGCATCACCCAGGGCATCCCGCTCCGAGAGGACACCGCGACGTTCAAGGCGCTCCGCGTGATCCGCGGCCTCAACTTCATCCGCCTGATGGCCAACGTCGGCACGGGTGTTCAAAACGCGGCCGAAGTGGTGCACAGCCTGAGCGAAAACGGGTTCCGTGCTTCTCTCGAAACCATCCCCTCGATCAAGCCCATCTTCGAATCGCTCCGGTCCGGCCGCGTCGATAACGACCTCATCCGCGAGATCGAGCTCTTCGGCATCGCCACCGAGCGTCGATCGTTCCGTGTCCGGCCGCGTTCCACCGTCGATGATGGCACGAACGCCGGTCTGTCCAAGGCCGAGACTCTCATCGCCCGTGCACAGCGATGGGCCGCGGATCTCTCGCTCACCGCACCCGGTCAGGAAGTCATCGCCAAGTTCACTGCGATGTCCGTGATGAACAGGTGGGCATGGCAGGCCAAGAACGGCAGCCTTCCGCGCATCAAGCGGATCCGCGCCATGGGCATCGAAACCGAAGCCGACGCACGCGCGATCCTCGATCAGATCAACACCCACGCCCTGACCGAGCGCGGCATCATCGGCCCCAAGATGGTCCGTCTCAATCTCGATCAGTGGGACCCGGCCGTCGCATCGCAGTTCATGGCGGCGGTCACCAAGACCACCAACCGCATCGTGCTCCGCAACAACCCCGCGGCCTACGCCAAGTGGATGACGCACCCGATGGGCCAGGTAGTCGCCCAGCTCCGCACGTTCGCCTTCGGAGCCCACCGCAACAAGCTCCTGTTCGAGCTTCAGCAACGCGACCGCATCAGCGCCCAAAACCTCGTCGTCGGAACGCTCGCCGCGGGCCTTGTGTACGCCGCCCGCACGTACGTCGAATCGCTCGCCCGCGACGATGGCGACGAGTATCGCCGCGACCGCCTCTCGCCCAAGAAGATCGCGGCCGCATCGTTCAGCCGTGCCGCGTGGTCCTCGATGCTGCCCACCGCCATCGACACCGTGGTCGCCGACATCGGCCAGCGTCAGCCCGTGTTCAGCTTCAGCCGCACGACGGGGCTCGAGGGCGGCGCCTTGCTCGGCAACCCCACCTTCGACTGGGCTAACGGAGTGGCACGCGCCATCGGATCCCTGCAGGCCCCGTTCGCCAGCGATTACGACTTCTCAAAGGAAGATGTCCGCAACTGGATGAAGGCCGCGTTCATCCCCAACATCGCCGGCGTCAAAAGCATCATCGAACACCTGACCAAGAAGCTCCCTGACAAGAGCTTGCCACGCGAATAGGAGCACCCATGCCCCGTTACTCACTTACCGTCGAAACCACCAGCAACACCAACACCGGACCCGCCATCCAGTTCCTGGCCCCCGCCAGCAAACTCGCCAAGCTCATCGCGGTCATGATCAACCCCATGAACTCCGGCGGCACCATGACCCCCGGACAGTGGGTGGTTGACCGCATCACCGCCGTCGCGTCCGGTTCATCGCTCACCCCGCTCAAGATGGACGATCAGGCACCCCGCTCCAGCGAGATCACCGACACCACCAAAACCATCAGCACCACGCTCGCGTGCAGCAACACTGTGGGTGATTCCGCCATTCTGCAGCTTGCCCCCGGTTGGAACTTCCTCGAAAAGCTCGGCGTGATCAGCGGGCTCAACAAGGGCTTTGCCATCCGCCGCGCCACCGCACCCTCCGGCGCCCAGGTCTGCCAGGTCACCGCCGTGTGGGAGGAACCGTAATCCACATGGACGACACCAAGAAGGCGCTCTCGGACGGCCTCGACAAAGCCCTGCTTGACGTTCTCACCAACGGGCAGGTCGTCATCGACCCAGCCACCGGCAACCCCGTCAAGGTCACCCCGAGCGCCGCGATGCTCAACGTCATCCGCGGCCGGCTCAAGGACTGCGGCGTGACCGCGAACCCAGCGGCCGGCAACAACCCGATCTCCGACCTCATGAAGCGGGCCCGTGAGACCGGCCTCAAGCTCCACCGCGGCGATTTGCCCCCGCTCTCCACAGAACCGGATGCGGCCACCGGATGAGCGAGCAGGAAATCTCGGCGTACGTTCACCGGCTCGTGAACGACGTTCAGTTCTTCGCGCAAGAGCTGTGGATCAACCGCGGCCTCGACAGGGTCGCCCCGCTCTCAGAAGTCGAGCTCGACATGATCCAGTTTGCCGCGGCCGAGGGGCCGTACGCGAACGTCGGGCCCTTCCGCGGCATCCTCGCGCCCCGCGGCGTCGGCAAGACCCACCTGGTTCCCGGCACGCTCACCGCCTACCGCCACATCCGCGACAAGGAACGCAAGGTGCTCATCCCATCGGCGGGTGAGGCACACCCCAAGAAGATCGTCACGCTCCTGCGCGGCTGGTATCGGCTCGTGCCGTTCCTGCAACACCTCAACCCCGAAGCCGACGACATCGCCAACTCCACCCAGTTCCACATCCAAGATGCCTCCGATGACGCCACTCAGAAGTCCGTAACCGCCATCGGCATCGACGGCCAGCTTGAGGGCAACCGAGCACACAGCATCTTCCCTGACGACGTGGAGACCGACAAGAACACCATCACGCTCGATTCCCGCATGGCGCTCGATCAACGCCTGGGCGAGTTCAAGGACATCCTGTACCCCGACATCCCGCCATCGCGCGGCGGGCCCCGCGACCCCACCGAAATCGTCGCCGTCGGCACCTACCACCACGAAGAGTCGGTGTACATGAAGATGGCCGAACGCGGCTACAAGTTCCTCACCTACCCCATCCTCTACCCCAAGCCCGACGAGAAGGTGCTCAACCTCGCCCCGATCCTTCAGCGTCGACTCGACTCCGGACAGGCCAAACCCGGCGATCCGGTATTCCCCCACCGCTTCGGGCCCGACGAGATCATCAAGCGGCAGAGCGAAGGCCGTCGCCGATTCTTCATGCAGCACATGCTGGTCTGCGATCTCGGCCAGCGACTGCACTACCCGCTCAAGCTCAGCGACCTCATCGTCTTCGCCTGCAGCCGCGACTCCGCACCACTCGAGTTCAACTGGGGCACGCTCAACGATGCCGGCCGCAAGAACGTCATCGAGGACATCCCGTGCTACGGGTTCGCCGGCGACCGCCTCCACCCGCCCATCCGCTTCTCGACCGAATGGGCGCCCTTCATCGGCACCAAGGTCTGGATCGACCCCGCCGGCCGCGGACGCGATCAGACCGCCGCCGCCGCCATCAGCCAGCTCGGAGCCTTCCTCCACTTGAAGGGCATCAAGAGTCTCGCCGGCGGCTCATCGCTTGAAGACATGCACGAGCTCGCCCTCTTCTGCCGCAAGCACAACGCCCGCGACATCTACATCGAGTCCAACGCCGACACCCTCGACACCTACCGCCCCCTCTTCGAATCCGCTCTCCGCCACGTCTTCCTTGAGCCCGGCGACGATCCCGCGTTCCCCGATGGCTACAAGGCCAGCCTCATCCGCGATTCCAAGATCACCCACAGCACGCGGCAGAAAGAGATCCGCATCATCGACGCGATCGAGCCGGTCACCAGCAACCACCGCCTCATCGTCGACCCCAGCGTCCTCCAGCCCGTTGACGGCGAGGACCTCGAGCAGTCGTTCCAGTTCCAGTATTCCCGCATCACCCGCGACCGCGGATGCCTCAAGGAATACGGCAAGCTCGACGCCGTCGCCGGTTGCCTTCTCGCATGGGCCTACACCCTCAAGACCGATCCGCTCCAGGCACGCCGCACCGAAGAACAGCGACGCATCGAGGACGACATCCGCAAGATGCAGAAGCTCATGGGCCGCGTCCCCACCGAGCCCCGCATGTTCAAGCACCGCTGAAAACCCCACGCGTGTTTTTCTGCCGCGATAGGGTGGGGATCGATTGATGTTGATCGGCGCTCGTATTCCCCCCTGTGCACCCCTCCTGTCGAAAGCCTGAATAGCTTTGGCAAGTGCCGTGTTTGCAAGGGTTTGCGTCGATTGTGTCAGTATGCTGTGTCAGGAAGCACGCACGAGGTCGCAAACGCGCTCCAAAGGGGCACCAAAGGCGCGTGAATGTTCGCACGCACACGCGCGCATGCCGATGCTCACTCGTTCTCGCTCGCTCCTGCTTTGGTGTTCGCATGTGTGCCAGCGTGTCATGACATGATGAGTGCTGGTGATGTGGTTGGCATCAGCTTTTTTGTGATGTGTTCGATAGATGAACGATTCCGAGCCCGTCTGCAGGCGGACCGACCCCGACCGAAGGCGCCCAAACGTATGCGAACCGAGAGGCACGCACCGACCGTCGCGTTTGGTTCAGGCATCGACGGGTTTCACCCTGCCTGTGAGAGCATGGACAATCAGGGCCGAAAGCACCCTGAAAGAGCCGCACCGTACGTCGCCACCACATGCGGCTGCCTCGGCGGGTTCCAAGCGATTGTGCCGTAAGGCTGCCTCGCGCCGGCTGAACAAGCTGCCGTGAATCCGTCATCACCGGCTATGCGTCCCGGTGACTTCTGACGCTCGGTTGTGCGAGATGGGCTGCTCGCCGGGATTGATCGGGTGCGTCCAGCCGAGAGGCCGCCCCTGCTTGAGAAAGCATCATCTACCCGTTGGGGCAGATGCCGCAATGAGAGCAATCTGAACGGCGGACTCAGTAGACAGGACGACGGGGCAGTTGGAAAGCCATCGGTTGATAGCGGCCATGCGGATATCGGCTGATGGCTGGATCGGTGCCTTGTCTTGCCGCGCCGCCCGCTTGATCGGGCTGCCGCAAACTCTGCATTTGGGCTGCGTGCGACCCGGCTTGAAGTCGTCGGGCGACTGGGTCTGCTCGCTTCCACAGCGAACGCATCGGTATTGGCGATCCCTGCCTGCCATTGATCTCCACCGTCAAAAAACCCGCCCTGGCGGTCGCGTCGCCAAGACGGGCTAGTTCAAACGTTCGATGCTCCGCGACAGAGCAAGTTCTGACAAGGTTAGACACAGTGATGGCTTTGTGTCAAGCCCGGTCTAAAGCGGCCTGAAACCGTGAATATTTCTGCATTTCGTGTCTCTTTGTGTATTGACACAACATGACACGTCGATAGTATGTGTCAATCGGATGCGGGCCGCGTGGCCTGGTCCGATGGGTTCGGGCGCTGCAACGCCCCTTTGCATGGAGAAGATGCAATGAACGTCCTCAAGCTGAGTCAGGCAATCGGGGCCCGGGTGCTGGTTTCAATGCCGATCGCATCGGGTTCGATCGCGGTCTATGCCATCGTTCGCGATGTGCGCAAGGTATGGAATCGGGTTGATCTCATGATTGAGCCGGAAGCTGGCACAGGTCAAGGCTGGGTATCGCTCGAGCGCGTCGAGCGAACGAATGACGGCGTGTGCACGTTCCCGGTCCGCACCATGATCGGCGGTGCGGAATCTCGACTCGGCTAGTCATCTGCCCTGAGCCCTACCGGGTTCGGGGCGGTTTCGCTTCCGTCGTCGTGACGGGCGCAGTTTTCGCCTTGTGTTAGGAGCACAGAATGAGCACCTCTGGTAACATGAGCAACGTGTCTGAGCAAGCCGCCATGTTCTATGTGGTCGAATACACCGAGCGTCGCATCGGCGGCGGTGCCTCTGGCTGGCGTGCGGCGTGCGGTTTTTCGTTTGCAACCGAGGCCGAGGCACGCGAATGGCGCGATAAGAACGTGCCGAGCGCGAAGATATCGCGTCGCTTTCCCGGCTATGTCGGCGATGCGATCAATCACCTCAATAACTCTGACCTGATCGACTGAGTACGCGCGTCTGGTGCGGCGTGGAAGCGCGCCGCGCTGGTTTCGCTCGCATCGCTGTGATGCGCGCAAAGAGCGGGCCCGATCCACCCTGCAAGGTGAGTCGAGCCCTAACCACGTCGTGAGAAGGACGAACATGGCTAATGAGACTGTAGACAAGCGCGTGACCTGGTCGGAACGTGCGGCGGATGCTGCCCGCATTGAGGATGCGCGGGCGCTCGATCGCCTAGCGCGTGATATGGGCCTGGAGTCGCGGGACGCGGCCGATGCGGCGCAGGTGTGCCGCACCCTCGATGCCACTATCCGGCGGATCGGCGGTGCGCAGTGATGAACGCACCACTATTCGAGCGTTACCGGCCGCGGACCTGGGCCGATGTCGTCGGGCAAGACAAGGCGGTCGCGCAGCTCCAAGCGATTGAAGCCCGCACGGGTTTCGGTGGCCGCGCGGTGTGGCTGTCGGGCGCTTCGGGCGCTGGCAAGACAACGCTTGCCCGCATCATTGCCGGCACGATCGCAGATCCCGCGGCCGTGATGGAATGGGATGCGGCGGACGATTTCGGGGCTGATGAGCTCGAGCGGATGCGTGATTGCATGTCGCTCTATGGCATGGGGAAGGGCGGGCGGGCCTTCATCATCAATGAGGCGCACGGGTTGCGGAAGCCGATTCTCCGGCCGCTCCTGGGCGTGCTCGAGCGCTTGCCCAGTCACGTTACTGTCATTTTCACCACGACCAAGGATGGCGAAGATGGTCTATTTGAGGATCAGATAGACGCCTCACCCCTGCTTTCAAGGTGCATCCGCATCGGCCTGACGAATCAAGGCTTGGCTAAAGCGTTTGCCGAGCGAGTTCTCACGATCGCACGCTCCGAGGGCCTGGACGGTCGCCCGTTGGCCGAATACGTCAAGCTTGCCCAGCGTTGTCGCAACAACTGTCGCGCGATGCTGGTCGAAGTAGAGGCCGGCGCGATGCTGGCGGGGGGTGCGGCGTGAACCATATCAGTGTGATTGCTCATGGCGCACCGGGTTCGTTCGTTCGGCGCGTGCAAGAAGACCCGGGGATCGCGGTTGATCTTCTGGCCGCCCTCAATGGGGCATTGAAAGAGCTTGTTACCCCAAAAGGTCTGCCCGACGTTGGCAAGGGCAGAACTACCGCGCAACAGGCGGCGTTAGACAATGCCCGTGCCGCGATCGCCAAAGCGGAAGGCGGTCACTGATCTTCTCACCCGTCCGCGCCCGCAAGGGTGAGGGCGGGTTTCTTTGTGACTGATTCGCGCGTGCATCGGAGTTGATCGCGCGCGGAAGGTATATCCGCGGAGCTCCATTGTGAAGCGCAAAGGTGATGGCGTGTATCTGTCCAGCAACGGCGAGTATTGGATGGCCGTGTACTACGACAACAACGGTCGCCGCGTGCGGAAGTCGATCGGACCGAAGGCGCGATGGAGCAAGACCGCGGCTCAAGCCGAGTGCAACAAGCTCGCCGCGCGTCACATCGTGCAGCCCGGCGCCAGAGACTTGAAGCATGCGCCGACGCTGGGTGCGTGGAAGGAACGCTATATGCGGCTCCGGCAAGACCTGTCCGCCGGTTCCGTCACGCTGCACGAGGACACTTTCAGGCGGCTCTATGAGTTCTTTGGGCAGACAATGCGGCTCGATAAGGTCACGCGCGCGGGCGCTTCCGATTTTCGGTTGTGGCTGGCCGAGCAGCCTGGGCGCCGGGTCGATGACGATGGCAACGCGAAGAAGATGAGTGAACAGACGATCTCGCGGTACATGCGAGACTGCAAGGTAATTTTTGGATGGGCGACGCGCGAGGACCTGTTGCCGATCAATCCGTTCGACCGCATCCCGTCAAGCGCTCCGAAGGTGGACAAGCAGTGGGTGTTTATCACGCGCGAGCAGCTTGAGAACATCCTCAATGCGTGCCCGTCACAAGGGTGGCGCTGCATGTTCGCGCTGTGCCGACTGGCTGGGCTCCGATGGGGCGAGGCGATCGGCCTCAAGTGGGGCGACATCGATTGGTCAGCGCGAATGATCCGGTTGCACTTCGTGCGCGAGGACACAAAACACAAGTCCCGCAACGTGCCGATTCAGCCAAGGCTTTACGAGATGCTTGAGCAGGCGTTCACGGCCGCGGATGATGGAGCGGAGCGCGTGTGCGATCTCAGCACCAATAACCAGATCCGCGACGCCTGGGCGATCATCCGTCGCGCCGGTATCGAGGTCTACGCGAAGCCGTACCACACGCTGCGCAAGAACCTCGAAAGCGAATGGCTGGCCGAGTTCCCGCTCTTGGCGGTCTGCGAGTGGCTGGGACACTCGCCCGCAGTGGCCGCGGCCCATTATCACAAGCCGACCGCTCAAACGATCGCAAAAGTTACGTTGCAGGGGCCAGCACTGGCCGAATATCCTGTCAACGCTGAGGGAGGAACGCCATGACCATGCAAACGCTCAGGATTGCGTGTCGCATCGCTCGGATCGTCGGGCTGACCGGTTGCGTGGTCGCTGCGGCGTGGGAATCAGCGTGGGGGCGCACCGCGGCGGGGCTTGTCGGCCTGGCGTTCATCGTCTCGTTCCTGTGCGATGCCTTCGACGACCTGCCTGGGGAGCGGGTTCCGCACGAAAGGGTTTTATGACCAACAAATACAGAGAGCGCTGGCAAAAAGAACGCGAACGTCAAATCCGCGACGCACTGCCGCTATGGCTTGAATTCGACATGCTCTGTTGTGAACTCATGCTCACTTACGCAATTCACGGCGGCGACAACGGCGACTTCTCGTGGTACATCACGATCCACTCGGTTGCCCCCAGCGAGCGGTGGACTAGCCGAGAACAGCAAGAACTCTCACACGTGTTCAGCAGAGCGATCGAGCACCTAAAGGAGCCACGCCCGCGGCAATGACGGGAGATGATCTGCCCGGCGAGCGCGTGCCGCACCGGAAGTCTTAGTGACACAAATCTGTCAGACCAAACAGCGAAGTGTCACAAAAACCGCGTTCCTGAAAGCGGGCGAAGGGATTCGAACCCTCGACATTCAGCTTGGAAGGGCATGGTCGCAGCCCGCGCCGTGCATCAATACCGCGTTTGTAACCTTGCAGAAGGGTTACGTGTGGGACAGCGCGGAACAACACGGGATGCGGCGGGACCATTCTGACACAAAATCTGTCAAAGCGACCACTGGTAAGTCGGCACGCCGCCACGCGAGACTCGGTAGGCAATCACGCCCAGCAACGCGACCGTAGCGGCAAGCAGCACGACAACGACCCAGCGAAACGCGCGCTCGTTCATTAGATCATCCTCCGCGACCGGCGCTCGATCGCGACGGCGAGTTGTTCGATGTCCTCTCGGCGCGCAGTCCGCGGCGGATACTTCGGATTGTCTTTGGTGAGCGTGATCTCGCCACCTTTGCCAAGATGCCACCGGCACAAGCAGCCACCACCACCGGCATCCTGGGTAAACCGAATGAGCACGATGGATCCATTCGGCACCGGCCGGGTTTCCTCGTAGGCGTCACGCGGCGTCAGCACGACATAGTCGCCCTCGTGCAGCATCGGCTTCATTGAGTCGCCAACGACGATCACCGCGAACGCATCGACTTCACTCACATCGCCCCAGTCGAGGTACTCAAAGCCCTGCCCTGAATCGACGCCGTATTCCTCGTAATCAACGATGGTCCCAGCGCTTGCCCGATTGATCACCGGGATGCCCGGCCCACCACGAGTCCGACCCGGCGGCGGCGGCTTCCACCGCTTGTCGAACTCTTCCAGCGACAGTCCAAAGAACTCGGCAAGTTGCTCACGTTCCAGCTCTGAAATCGAGACGATTCCGCGTTCTTTCTTGCCCAGCGTGCTGAATGAGATCCCGACCTTCTCACTCATTTCGCGGAGCGTGAGACCCTTCTTCTCGCGGAGTATCCGAATGAGGTCGCCCGGTCCTGGCATGCTCCAAAACTACTTGTGTCACTTTGTGTAATCAAGATTTTTCGTTCATAAGTCTTTGTGTCATTTGTCGTTGTGACACAAGGCTAGATTTGTGGCAGTTTGTGTCTTGACACACCGGACACAAGCAGTATCCTGTATCCCACTATGACACAGACAGCCGCACGGAAGCCGACAAAGCGAAAGAACCCGCAAACGAGCATTTCGGTCCGCCAAGTGGACATGGACCGGATCAAGAAGGCAAACGCAGAGTATCCGACCTTGCGCATGAACGTCTTGGTGGCGCTCATGCTCGATACCTGGCTCGGACTCCCGACCGCCAAGCGTGACGAGATCGTGCTGCGCGGTCCTCGCGCCTGACCCATCGGCGGGGTAGAGCAGTGGTCAGCTCGGGTGCCTCATAAGCATCAGGTCGCTGGTTCGAATCCAGCCCCCGCTATTCGAAGTTTCACAACTCAGCAAGGAGTATGAACGTGATCCATCACGACGAAATCCGTGCGCCCGTATCCGAACTGTTCCAAGGTGGTCAAGGTCGAAGCGCATCCGAGCTTGCCGACCTGAGTCTGTGCACGCTCGCGTTCTTCTGTGCCGGGGCGCTTCTGGCGTTGGCGACCGGGCTTGCGATGCTCAGTTGGTATTACCTCGCGTGCCTGATCGCGCTCGGAGCTGTGGGCGCTGGCTTGTGCGGCTACGCGTTCGTGCCGGTGAAGCCGCGCGCGTTCAGCATCGACTCGCACATCGACATTGAAGGCTGATCGGAGTCCACCCACCCATCCCGGTTCGTGACCGGGACTGCTCGGCCCGCCCGTCACCACACCGTGCCTCTTGAAAGCGGGTCGAGTGGTCCATGCCACGAAGGAAATGAACATGTCCACCATCGCGCTTCCACAACTCCGCGGCTCGAATCTCCTCACCCACTCGCGCATGCAGGCGAACAAGAC